CGAAAAATTTAAAAACAATATACATCGTTTTACAATCTTGGGTAGAACCAATAAAAGAATTTGAGAATTGGGATAGAGCAACAGGGATAATGGAAAGAAATATAAAACACATTCTTTTGGAGGTTGTTGACCCCCTAATATTTGAAAAACATAATATAGTGGATTTGGACTTGAGGAGTAGCGGAATACAAAAAGGGAAGAGGAGTTTTATGAATTTAGAGATAACATTATATCTTAAAAATCATATAGATTTTAAATCACCAATATTAAGAGACAGAGTTAAAAATATAATATCATCGGTATATACTGATTGTTTAAAAGGTATTAATTACTTCAAAGTACACAAGAGTAAATCGTCAAAAGAAGTGGTCTGATATATTTATAAAGAAAAAACATGAAAATATTAGGACCAAACGATATCGGTAAGGGTATTTTAGTAGAATGGGATGCGGGGACGATTAATCCACATGATAGTCGTAATGCAGAGATAATAAGAGAATCATATGGTCAGTTAGACCATTCTAAACCGTTTGAGTTTTATGCGACTCTTCAGAAATACGACACACCAAATAGAAATGGTAGGGTTTATCCTGAAAAGATTTTAAGAAGGGAAGCTGAAGTATATAAAAAGGCAATTGAAAAAGGATTGTCTATTTCAGAACTTAATCACCCCGAATCGTCATTAATTGATTTGGATAGGGTATCTCACCTTATTACTGATGTGTGGTGGGAAGGTAATACTCTTATGGGTAAGATTAAGTTATTAACCTCTCCAGGTTTCCACGAAAGAGGTGTTGTATCATGTCCTGGTGACCAAGCAGCAAACCTAATGAGACAAGGTGTTACTATGGGGGTTTCTTCTCGTGGTGTAGGTTCACTTGTTAAGAAGGGGGAAAGAAACGAAGTCCAAGACGATTTTGAATTAATATGTTTTGACTTGGTTTCATCACCATCAACACCAGGGGCTTATCTATTCCTAAATAAAGACGATAGAAATCGCTATGAAGAAAATCTTGAAGAAGAAACTAAATTGAGAGCTCAGGAACCAAGAATTGATGGTGGTTTAGGTAGAAGTGTTGACTTAATGAAAAAATTATCCGATTATTTAGGTTATTAAACCTAATTAAAAACAATTACAATGGACGAAAAATATTTTGTAGCAAAAATACAGTATGACCTTCCTGATGAAAACTCAGGTAAAATTAAAAAAATAAGAGAAGAGAAATTAGTAAAAGGTTACAATGTAACTGACGTGGAAGCTAAGGTTACTTCAAACTTTAAAGACTTCACATACGATTGGAGAATTACCGCATGTGTGGAAAGTAAAATTGACGAAGTATACGAGTAATTTCGTTTAATTAAACGAAAATTAATTATTTCGTCTATATAGGCGAAAATAATTAAAATCGGGTTTTACCCGATTTTTTTATGCCCATATATTTATAATAAAAAAATGACATTAGGAGATTTAGTTGATTTTAAAACAAATTCGGAAGATTCCGATTTTTGGTTAATAAGAAAAGGAAGTGAAAATACGGTAGGTAAACCAACAAAAGAATATTCACCAGAACACATAGGAGTAACTATAAAAGATGATTCTATCCTTAACTCACAGTACTTATTCTATTATTTTACAATGTTACAAAGTAGGGGAGTTTTTAAAATGTTGGCAAAAGGAACGACAAGATTAATGAACATTAGAATCTCTGATGTTAAATCAATTCCTGTATCTATGTAATTTTTTTTGTATAAAAGTTATAAAAAAAACATTTTTTTAATTATTCACATATTTATATGTAAAATAAACTATTGCTAAAACAAAATAATGGCAGAAAAAAATTTGGTTGAAGAGGCGTTATTGCAAATGGAAAACCTGCAAGAGGCTATAACAAACAATGCAAAAGGAATACTTGCTTCTACTATGAAGGAAGAAATCAGTGAATTAGTAAAAGAATCTTTATCTGAAAAAGATGAGATTGAGGGGTCTGAAACTGAAATGTCTGAACAAGAAGAACTTGATTTGGATGTTGAAGTTGAAGACGAAGATGAAGGTGACGAAGGTCTTGAATTAGACTTGGACTCACTTTCTGATAATGAAGATGACGAAGAGTTAGAAATGGGTAGTGAGGAAATGTTAATGACTGATTTACCTGGTGACGACTTGGAAGTTGATGACGAAGAAGAAGTTCTAAGTCCTCTCGATTTAACAACAGCATCTGATGAAGAAATACTAAAAGTTTTTAAGGCTATGGGTGAAGAAGATGGTATTATTGTGAGACAAGACGATGATGAAATTCACCTATCAGACGATGAAGCAGAAACAGAATATGTGATTCAATTAGGAGAATCAGAAGAAGAAATGGCAGAAGAAATTAGTATGGACGATGAGTTTACAGAATCTGAAGATGAGATTGTTTATGAGATTGAAATAGAAGAAGAGTGGAATGAAGAAGAAATGTACGAAGGCGATTATGGAGGAAATAAAGATGATGTACCCTCAGATAAAAGAGGTGACCTCAAAAAAGACTCCGCAGAGGCTGAAGGTAAGGCTGATTACGAAGAAACTAAAGAAAGTTCTAGAAGTAATGCGTCACTAAGAAAAGTACCTAATGCTAAACACGTATCTGAACCAACAAAAAAATATGCTTCAGATAGACTTAGACCCTCAGTTAAAGAAAGTGAATTAAAAAAAGAAGTTACCCAACTTAGAGAAAAAAATGAAGAGTATAGAAAGGCTTTAAGTATTTTTAAAGAAAAGTTGAATGAAGTTGCTGTTTTTAATTCTAATCTAGCATACGCGACTCGTTTATTTACTGAACATTCTACCACAAAACAAGAAAAAATAAATATACTAAGACGTTTCGATGGTGTCGAAACTCTTAAAGAATCAAAATCTCTCTATAAAACTATTAAAGAAGACTTAGGAGGTAAGGAAACTAATGTTGTTACTGAATCAGTACAATCTAAAGTTACTAAAACACCTACTAAGGGTTCTGCGAATAATCTAATTGAGAGTAAAACTTACGAAAATCCACAATTCTTAAGAATGAAAGATTTAATGAATAAGTTAAAATAATAAAAATAAAATCCTTAAAAATTATTAAAAATGGGAGCATTATTAGAATCAGGTCTTGTTGGTAACATCGGTCTTAAGCACCTTAAAGTTATCAAAGAAGATACAATTAACAAGTGGGACAAGTTAGGGTTCCTCGACGGTCTAAAAGGACACATCAAAGAAAATATGGCGCAATTATACGAAAACCAAGCGTCACATTTGATAAACGAAGCAGCGGCTTCTGACAGTTCAGGTTCTTTTGAAACTGTTGTTTTCCCAATCGTAAGAAGAGTTTTCTCTAAATTATTGGCTAACGACTTAGTTTCGGTTCAAGCTATGAATTTACCTATCGGTAAATTGTTCTACTTTGTACCAAAAATTCAAGAAGGTGCAACTGCAGGTACACATAGACAACCATTTGGTGCACCTGGTAACAATGAAACTGACCCAGCTGCAGGATACAGCACAGGTACAAATTTGTATGATAGATTCTACGAAGGTTCTACACCAAATTCAGACCCAGCCGGTTTGTTCGACTACTCAAAAGGTAGATGGACAGGTTTAACGGATACTTTGGTTCCTGTTAAGTGGAACGGTTCATCGTTAGAAGCAACAACATTGGGTGAAGCTCTTGGTATCGCGGCAGGTGGTACTTCTGCAGTTGCAAGTGCTAATGTTAAATCTTTGATTTTTGCATTATCAGGTTTCTCTAATGTAGGTGCTGGTAAGTTAATCGGACCTGATGGGCAAGAAATGGATACTGAAGACTTCTTAGCGTCGTTGGAGACATATGAAGATGATACTACTGATGTGTACTACAATTTCAGAGTAGTAACTCAAAAATATGGTAAGGGTATTGTTCAATATGGTACTCAAACAACCGCAGGTTTCCCATCTGACGGACCTGGAGGTAAGTATGATAACATTTGTTCTCAAGATGGTATTATTTACTTAGAGTTAGATTTGTCAACACCTGCAGCTATTGGTTCATCATCTTTGGATGGTTACACAGGTACAACTATCGCGTCTGGTGATACGTTTACTGCTTCATGGAGAAGATATGAAACTTTAGAATTTGAAGACGCTATCGGTGAAGTTTCGTTTGATTTAGAGTCTGTTACAGTTTCTGTTACAGAAAGAAAATTAAGAGCACAGTGGTCGCCAGAACTTGCACAAGACGTTTCAGCGTTCCACAACATTGATGCTGAGGCTGAATTGACGGCGTTGTTGTCAGAACAAGTTGCAGCTGAAATTGACCGTGAAATTTTAAGAGACTTAAGAAAAGGTGCGGCTTGGACATTAAGATGGGACTACAATGGTTGGAAGAGAATTTCTAATGGTTCTATTAACTATAACCAAAAAGATTGGAACCAAACATTAATCACTGCGATTAACCAACTATCCGCACAAATCCATAAGTCTACTTTAAGAGGAGGTGCTAACTGGATTGTTTGTTCTTCTGAAATTTCAGCAATCTTTGATGACCTTGAGTACTTCCACGTTTCAAACGCGGCTCCTGACCAGGACCAGTACAACATGGGTATTGAAAGAGTAGGTACATTATCAGGTAGATATCAGGTTTACCGTGACCCTTACTTCCCACCAAACACTTTGTTGTTGGGACACAAAGGTTCGTCATTGTTAGACACTGGTTACGTTTACGCACCATACGTACCACTTCAGTTAACACCAACAATGTATAACCCATTCAACTTCACACCAATCAAGGGTATCATGACAAGATACGCTAAGAAGATGGTTAACAACCGTTTCTACGGTAAGATTACTGTTGATGGAGTTAGAACATTTGACCTAAGAGAGTTAAGATAATATATATCTTAATAAAAATAGAAAGGGAGACTTCGGTCTCCCTTTTTTTATTACTATTTATTTTCTTCAGGTGGGTTAGTAAGTAATCTAATTGATTTAGAAATAACTTCAGATTCTTCAATACTATAAAGACCTTGATTGTGTCCATATTTGGTAGCCTGTATTAAACAATACAGGGCTTGGTCTAAGTTCATATCGTCTATAAATTTATTTAACTCCTCTATTTTTCTATAATTAATACTATTAAATAAACTACCAATAATGTTATTTTCTTCTTCCATTGTGTAAAGTTATTATTACCATATATTTATAGTAAATAACATTAAAAAAGTCAAATATGAAAGATTATATTTTATCAGAAGATTTATCTAATTGGTTAGATAATAAAAAATACCAAACAAAAGAAGTAGTGATTGAAGGTATAATTAAAAGAGCATACTTAAAAGAACAAATGTCTAAAGAATTAAAGTATCATTTAGATAAAAAAATATCCTTAACTGAAAATGTATTTAGGTATGGAAGTGATGAATATTTTAAAGTAATTAATGAAGCTAGAGAGTTTTACAAACAAGGATTTGAATTTGACGATTTTGATAAAGAATTATTAGAATCTGATTTAGGTACGATTGTAAAAACAAAGTCAGGAAAAGAAATTCCTTTAGATATGCCGTTTGAATATGGTTCTATTAATGAAGCGGAGTATAAAGGTAAG